CATGTCGTTTATGCGATCTACCATTATTTGCGATATACCGTTCACATACCCTAATTCGCCTGTATTCACAAAATCTTCTACCGATAATTTCATGCTTTTGACAAATTCAGTTAGTGTCATAGCATTCTTGCATGTCTCATTCAAAAACACATTCAAGTTAAACTTATTATTGATGGTATTATTTGTTATTGTTACCTATCTGTTTTGACATTTCTACAATGGTGTTTGTTAACGTGTCGTTTTTCTTCATCAATTCTAAAATTGTATTTGTCAATAACGCATAACTATTATTGTCGCTTGTTTGATTGACCGACGTTGGTTCAGATATCAATGATGGCAAATCTACATTTGATTCTTCTGATTGACTGCATATTTTTGAATGACGCCACAATGTGGTTCTGCTATTGAACCTGACATCGCATATATTACACACAAACTCATTTTTTACGATATCGGCATTTTCAGTTGTTTCATTTACACATTTTTTATGTTTTGTAGTTATTAAGTGATTGTTATAATTACTTTCTTTACTGCACTTAAAATTACATTTACTGCATGTAAATATTTTAGAAGTTTTAGGCATTTTTTTTGTTTCATTTTGTTTCATTTGTATATTATAATGAAACAAAAAAAATGCCTAAATATTTAGTTATTAGTACACTTATTTTTTTACAGTAACAAAATATTACCATGTAAAAACCAAAATATCAGCATATTGGTAACAATCACTATTTTCAACTATCTATTTACAAAATCATTTTCCCCAAATGAAAAAAGGACATTTATTTATGTCCAATTCTATTGAGTTAAGCCATTTATTTTTACTGATTTTTATCAATAACGGTTTCTTTCAAAATATTATTCATTATCTTGTTTTCGAATTTCATATCTTCTTCTTTACCATATCCGCCAAGTGATGCTTTTGTATATTCGAAATATTTGTCACACTCAGGTGTGTCTAATATCTCATAATTTGGATTCTGCTTTATCCATGTATGGACCTGTGATTGATTCTTACCAGCAACTATTTTCACTGCTTTTCTCAAATGGGTTTTATTTTCATCCTCCTTCGACCATTTATCAGAATCCTTTACATAAACGGTCTCACGCTTCAAATCGGTACAATGTATAGGACGGGTATGAGGTTCCATATCACGAATGCGTTCTACCATGATATCAGAGATACCCCTCACATAACCGATTTCTCCAGTCCGTATGAAATCATCGGGATTAAGTTCGATGGATTGAATAAAATCATTGAGGTTGATAGCGTCCTTGCATGTCTCATTCAAAAACACATTCAAGTTAAATTTATTCGTTGTATTATTGATCGTATTATTGTTATTGTTACCAACGTTACCTGCGATTTCTATCATTTTTTGATTTTGACCCAGTATCATTTGATGTAACTCCTTATTCTGTTTCAATAATTCGATAACTAGTGTAGAATCTTTGTCATGTACTTGTACGGGCGTATCATTCACTCGAACCGTTTTTACACATATTTGTTTATGTCTACGAAGGTTTTGTCTACAACTATATTCTTTACCACATTCACAATGGAATGCTAATGAACTATTTGGTAGTCTCAATGTAGTCATTAAATGTTTACGTGTAGATAAATGTCTATCATATTGAGATTTGCGTGACGTTGTATAGTCACAGTCTTTACATATATATTTTAATCGAACTTTATCGGTAGTCATATTGGGTCATATATAATGACTACAAATAAAGTTCCTAAATATTTGTTATTAGTACACATATTTTTACAGTAACAAATATTCATATATAAAAATCAAAAATAACAGCATATTGGTAACAATCACTATTTTACAACCATCTATTACAAAACTATTTTTCCCAAATGAAAAAAGGACATTTATTTATGTCCAATTCTATTGAGTTAAGCCATTTATTTTTGTTGATTTTTACCTATTCAAGTAAATTTTTATCAATAACGGTTTCTTTCAAAACATTATTCATTATCTTGTTCTCGAATTTCGTATCCTCTTCTTTACCACATCCACCCAACGATACTTTTGTATATTCGAAATATTTGTCACATTCGGGTGTGTCTAATATCTCATAATTTGGATTCTGCTTTATCCATGTATGAACTTGCGCTTGATTCTTACCAGCAACTATTTTCACTGCCTTTCTCAAATGGGTTTTATTTTCATCCTCCTTCGACCATTTATCAGAATCCTTTACGTAAACGGTCTCACGCTTCAAATCAGTACAATGTATAGGACGGGTATGAGGTTCCATATCACGAATGCGTTCTACCATGATATCAGATATACCCCTCACATAACCGATTTCTCCAGTCCTTATGAAATCATTCGAATTTAGTTCGATTGACTGAATAAAATCATTGAGATTGATAGCGTCCTTGCATGTCTCATTCAAAAACACACTAAGGTTGAATTTATTCGTTGTATTGTTAATCGTATTATTGTTATTGTTACCAATCTGTTTTGACATTTCTACCATCTTTTCATTTTGATCCAATATCAAATTCTGAAATTCCTTATTTTGTTTCAAAAGTTCCAATATGAGTTGGTCTTTATTTTCTATAGTATTTACATTATTGCTTGGGGGGGTATACTCGCACTTTTTTCTATGGTTGCATAAACTAGACATATGCTTATACTCTTTACCGCAATCACATGTATACGATTTGGCGACATTTTTATCATTTTCATTAGGATTTATTCGGATTATGTGTTTACGGGTTGAAGTATGTTTGTAAAAGTCACTTTGTTTGCTACATCTATAGTCACATATTTCACAGTAAAATTTTTGGCGAGTTATGGCGAGAGATTGATTCGGCATTATTCGTATATAATACTAACATATAATTCGCCTAAATATTTAGTTATTATTACACTTATTTTTTACAGTAACAAAATATTACCATGTAAAAACCAAAATAACAGCATATTGGTAACAATCACTATTTTCCAACCATCTATTTACAAAATCCTTTTCCCCAAATGAAAAACGGACATTTATTTATGTCCAATTCTATTTAGTTAAGCCATTTCTTTTTACTGATTTTAGAAATTCTGAAATACAGAAGCATTTTAACTATTTTAGTTAATTTTGAGTTAAACCCAAATGTTTAGTAATAGTATAGAATGCCGAAATATACTTGCGAACGATGCTTGAAAGAGTTTTCTCAAAAATCCCACTACATTAAACATAAAGATAAGAAATTGCCATGTCAAGATAATAAAGGAAGAATAGAAGAAGTTGTTGAGAATATTATTGCAAATAGAAAATTGATTTTAACTGATACTGAAAATATAACTACAACCACAAATACAATGTCAACGGAACAAACATCATCAGATATTAATTTTGAAAAAATGAACGTGAAAGAGTTAAAATCTCTATGTAAAGAACATAAAATAAAGGGATATTCTAACAAAAATAAAGATGAATTAATATCTCTTGTAATAACACATCAAACCGCATTAACGCCTGAACCCAAAAATTCAGTTAATAATCCAACTTTGGAAACAAACAATGCTGATACTTTTACAATAGGAACTCTATTTACAGGTATTGGATCAGTCGAACATGCGATTTCTCGTTTAAATATTAAGCATAAAATTGCATTTGCGTGTGATATTTGCAAATATGTAAAAGCAAGTTATATTGAAAATTATAATATAAATCAAGATGATTGGTATTCAGATGTTAACGATGTGGACGGTAATAAATATAAAAATGTTGATATGATTGTGGGTGGTTCACCGTGTCAATCGTTTTCATTTGTAGGAAAACAGAAAGGTCTTGAAGATGATAGAGGCAATTTAATATTTCAGTTTATAAGAGTAATCAAAGAAGCTCAACCAAAGATATTTATATTTGAAAATGTAAAAGGTTTAACTACACACGACCAAGGAAAAACATTTGATTTTGTAAAATCTAAATTTGGTGAGTTAAATTATAATATTCAATATAGTATTTTGAATGGAAAAGACTACGGTATACCTCAAAGCAGAAACCGATTATTCATGGTGGGAATTAATAAAAATAGCGACATTAAGATGAATACATTCCCACCTCCAAAGATAGAACTTTTAATTAAAATGAAAGACTTGCTTGAAGATAATGTTGAAAACAAATATTATTTACAAGAAAAAGGAGTATCGTTTGTAACAAAAGAAAAAAACATAAAAAAAAAATACACTCAGATCAATGGAGATATCGCATTATGTCAGAAAAAAAATCAACAATTTAATTGGCATGGAGATTTTATAAAGGAATATAGAGAAATTCCATCTAAATATTATTTATCAGAAAAGGTAAAGAATTACGTTCTTGCGGGCGGAACGAAAAACTTCAAAACATCAACAGAAACAGATTTAGATGTTGCTAGACCATTACTTTCATCTATGCATAAAATGCATAGAGCAGGTGTTGACAATTACATTACATATGAAGAAAAAATACGAAAATTAACTCCACGGGAATGTTTAAGACTTATGGGATTTTCAGATGATTTTAAAATTGTTGTTTCAGATACTCGTATGTATCAACAAGCAGGCAATAGTATAATTGTTAATATATTTATTGAAATTATTAAGCAAATAGACTATATTGTGAATTTTGCGAACGTTGACTAATACTTTTAATTAACTTCTTCTTATTTGTATATTCGCTTTCGGTTATTTCAAACCATTTATATCCTTTTTCAATGTAAAATTCTTTTTTTGCTAAATCTTTATCTTTTTTATCTTTATGCCAGTAGTCGCCTTGAAACTCAAATACATATTTATCCCAAAAACAAGGTTTATCACGCGTTCCACAGCATTTATGTTTTTCACAATCATGATAGCCATCTACCGGCCAAAAATATCCATTCTCTTTTCGTTCTTTATGTTCTCCACCATTCATCGCGTGTTGAATTTCAATATTGTTGATTCTACAAAAATCACGAAGGAAATCTAATGAAACAAAACTACAACCACTTGGTTTATTGTATTTATGATGTTCTTCATTATATAATACACAAACTATTAATTCATTTTCAACGATACTGAATTCTAATGTAGTCTTTGTTGGAACTAAGGATTTTCTGAATGTATCCCATTTTCTTAGGTT